TGTATTAAAGGTAACAACCTGAGCAAGGGTAGGATTAGCTATCACCTGATCTTGAGTTGAGACAAATGTCGCATGAGGGTTTGGAGCAATATGGAAGGACATTAGATCACCTTCCAGTTAGCGCCATCAGAAACAACCCAGATGGCCTCTCCCTTTGTAGATAATACAAAGTTAGCGTATCCATCAATTGTTTCTGATCCGTTCGCATCAACCGTGATGACGCCAGTCCCGCTATTTTTAATCACAAATTGCTTTCCGGATATACCGGCAGCCGTAGGAAGTGTGACTGTAAACGTGTTGGCCGAGCAGTCTATCACAAAATCAACCTGATTAATTGTATAATTGCTGGCAACGGAAGTATATCCAAGCTTTAGGCTTGTATCACTGGAATACGATAATCCGCCGCCGGCAGATATGCCAGTCATCAGATCGGACCATTTGAGCTTTGCAGGAACGTCGATTTAACAGACCCGGTGCTGGTCGTAGTAATGACAACGCGGGCAAACTTGGGAGCAAACAGGAAGTTGCTCTGCTGCGTGGCGATAGCGCCAACAACCGCCGTATCTGACGTATTGACCCAAGTCATGTTGCCAATCGGAACCGGACTAAAAGGATCGTTTGGATCGTCGAGCGTGGACTGAACGGTGTATGTTGCGGATCCGCTCACACTACACTGTATTGAGATATTGCTGGGAGCAAAATCATCAAGCCTGACCCACGGAGAAGCAGCCGTATTGGTCATGCCTGCCGTAATAGCATTAGCAGCATCATTGGCGATCGTGATGCTCGTAACCGTGGAGAAATAACTGTTTGTCGTGCTGGCGACAGCATTCTTGCCGGCCACCGTTTCTGACATGAAATTGCCATTCACATCTGTGCCAGTGACAACAAATGTATTCAGGCTTTCATTTCCGGTCGGTGTAATCGTAACCTGACGGGCCGTCGATCCAGTAAATGAAGCGCTGACAAAAGAACCGACCTGAACAGATCCGGCATTGCCACTAACATAAACAGAGCTAACAGTCGTAAACTGCTTTGTTGTCACACGAGCCTTGGCATTAGCTCCCGTAATCGTTTCAGATAAAGGATTGTAATTAGTATCCGTGCCAGTAATCGTGAACGTAAATGCCGTATCATTACCAGCGCTGGTTACATAAACATAACGAGGCTGGGCGAACATGACAACAGAAGAGGCAAGAGTGAGATTTCCAGCCCCAGAAGGATTTTGCGATGCCGCGACGTTATTGATGCTAAATGTAGCACCCGCGCCATTAATCACCATCTGGCCCGCGTAAGGCGTCTGAGACGCACAAATCTGATTGGCGACCGCAGCTGTAACCGGGCCAACAGAAACAGTTTTCGCCTGCATGATCTAATTCCTTAGTAGCATCCACCGCCAGCACGCGGCTTGCGATCCAGCCTTTTGGCCGAAACCGCGCCGTCAACCTGACCGCCATGGCGCTTATTGAGTTTTTTCAAAGTCAAAGCCAGATTCGCCCGCTTGGCAAGCGTCGGGTTTTCCGAATGCGAAGCCTTTTTAAGCTTGCCGGTCGGAATTGTTTCACCCTCTTTAACCTTCAGCGATTTACGCAGCGCCCCAGGTTTTTTTATTGCTGACTGGATCCATTTCTCAGCCATAACAACCTCCGAAAAGAAAGGCCCGCCGAAGCGGGCCAATCCATAATCAATCAACCAGGTTACGGCCCGGAGGATTGTGCGTCGTGGAGGCCGCATCCCAGCCCGCCGAAACCTTGCCGCCAGACTTGCGCGGCTTGCGGTCAGCGCGCTTCATGGCCATCGGACCACAAACCTTGCCGCCCTTCTTGCGCTTCTTGGCAGACTTCACAACTTCCGAATCTTCGCCAGCGTAAACATCGGACGGCGTCGGGTTGGCAACCATCTTGCCCTGGGGCTCAACCGAGCCACCCTTCTTGTAATGAGCTTTCATATTCTATCTCCTTAATCTTTGGGATTAGGCCGGATTAACAGCAAGGGCCGTGGTAGCCGCAGTCGGAGCGCCACCGTCAATATACATCTGGCCGGCAGTCGTCGCATTCGCAAACAGATCCGTCGAACCAACAGCCGTCGAGTTCTTCAGGATGACAACGCCGCCCGTCGAGGCAGCCAGATCAACAAGAGCCGTCTGGGCCGTTGAGCCCGAGCCAACCGCATTGATGAACGTGCAGCCCTCAAACCGCTGCCAGCGATCCGCTGCCGCCGCAGCAGCCGTGTAGATCGTCGGAGAAGCAGCCGAAGCAGACGCCAACGTGACCGGGAACACGCAACCAAGAAACGAGTTGCGAGCCGTGCCGCCCTTGAACTCAAGCGTGCGCGTAACGCCCGTCGTGCGCTGAACAGTATCAACGCCAACGGTGCAGTCCTGAAACACATGCTCGCCGCCGCCGGAAAGAACCAGCGAACGCGAAGCCGTGCCGCCAGCCGAAGCAGCGTCAGACTGACCAGCAAAATGGACGCTGGCGTAATAGTTGCGGTTGCCCTCGTCCTGCCAGGTAATCATACCGGCATTACCCGTCGAGAAACCACCCCAGATCTGGAAGTTCGCAAAGATACATCCAGAGCCAGTGACCTTCACAACCGGCGTCGAAGCAACCGACTGACCATTAAGGAAGGTCGCAGCCGTATAAGTCGTCGGCGGAGCCATACGCGCGCGGTTGCTGATGCCGGTCGGAGAACCCTCGCCAATCAGGTGAAGAGCATTCTTCGCCCAAATAAGAGAGCCGATCGTCGCAGCGCTGTTGGCCGCCTGCGCATTCGCAAGAGAAAGACGCGCCGTGCCGCTAGACGCACCGTTGCCGATCAGGACAATAACGTCGTTATTGCCGGAAGCCGCAGCCTGATAGGCAGCATAAATCGTCTGGAAAGGCGTCTCGGGAGACTGCCCATCATAGGCGTCAGAACCCGAAGCCGGGTTAACAAACCACCAGGTGCCAGTCAGCGGAATGCCGCCAACGCCACCAACGACCGGCACACCGAAAGAGGTAATGCCGTTGGGAAAATTGGTAAGTGCCATTATTCACATCCTTTGGGGTTGTGCGTTAAGCTGAATGCTTTTTGAGATACTCAGCACCAGCAAGTAAAACATCAATGTTATCTTTGGCTTGCCCAAGCATACTATTGCAGGCATAGCAAAGAAGTTCCCGAACAGCGCCAGTAGCATGACAGTGATCGACTGCCAGAACACGAATGTTCCCGTGACGATCTTTGCCAATTTCAGGCTTATGACAAATTGCACACTTGCCATCTTGCTTGCGAAACATTTCCGCATAATCTGCAACCGAAATGCCATAATATCGCTTAAGGCCGTAATGGCGTTGAGCATCTTTTGACATTTTGTAGTTACGACGGCCCTCAGACTTCACAACCACAGATTTAAACTTTGACAATTTGAGATTATTTAACCTCAGATTTGTCGTGTCACCATCTATGAATTGAACTGACTGAACCGGCCATTCGCCGTAACTAAGCAGCCAAGCAACCCTAGATCCAACCATCTCCCTACCGTCATATCGCACATAAAGGTAAGATTTGATTTGATCCGTAGTCCGGTGGCGGCAATTTTTAAAAGTGCCCGCCACCGAACCTTTTTTTACGTTGTTGGAAACATCCTTTTTCCAAACAAAAACACCAGTTTCAGGATCATATGAGAGAACGCTATTTAACTCTTCTAAAGTTAACTCTTCCTGTTTCATGACAGCCTCCATAAAGGATAATCATAAATTATCCTTCATTTTAGAGCCAGTCAAGCAGAATATGTATCTCTCATATGTCCTTTAACTAGTTGTTTTTATTAGGTTGGGAAGCTTCCAAAGATAGAGCGCCAGTTGTAGTACCCGAAGCTGTATCTTTCATATCCTTTAACTAGCAAATTGTCCGTGGTGAAGTCTACCTGCATATCCATTTCGTACGGAATACGCTCCATGTAGACAAGACCCTTGATGCTCGTCAGAAGGAACCAGGCCTTCGTCGAAGTCAGGAAGTCGTTGACCATGTAGCCTTCCGGCAGACCGCCTGCGGTCGTATGGATAGCATTGACGTCGTTATTTGCCGTGCCCGGACGGAGTTCCGTCTTGGTAAGGCGAATCGCCGTCGGCTCAAGGGTCGGCGGAATGATGAGCTTGCGACCACGCGCAAACATCTTCAGGCCAGCGATGTCCTTGAAGTTCTGACGAATGCTGATCATACCGTTAAGCAGCGAGGCTTCGTTAAGATCAACGTCGACAGTCGGGCGATTAGCAACAACGCCGCCGTCAATCGGATGCGAGGTGGAGCAGAGAGCAACACCGTCACCGCCGACCGCCGAGTTATACGTCGTCGCCGTGTTAAGAATGTTCGCGCCATAGATTTCCTTCGTCTGACCGAAGGACTCGATCAGGCCAAGATTCGTGGGCGTGAACTGGGTCTTATACAGGTTGTCATCAATCGCCTTACGAGTGATCGCGTAGCCGAGACCAATCTCGTAATGCTCCTGATTATAGACATAACGCTCGGAAGCGTTGTTGTCGAAGCTAACCGCACCGCCTTCAGTCTTGATGGCGGCAAGGCCGAGGTAACGCATTTCAGCGGTACGCTCGAGAGCCATGTTGGACTTGGCCTTTTCAAAGACCTTGTCCCACTGACTCGGGATCTGAGGATACTTACCCTCAACACCGCGAAGGCCCGGAAGGAGCAGATCGCGGATGGCGCTAAGATTAACAGCCATTGGTCTCTACTCCTTAGCTGATGCCAGTGACGCCCGCATTGCTGCGCAGCCACTCGTTGTTGAAGCCGACAACCACATAGTTGTAGTTGCTCGTCGCATCCGTGCCATTAGCTCCCGGCGGGTCAATGACCATGTCCGTGATAATGAACGGATAGGCAGCCGTGCTTCCGACCGTATCAAGATACTGGCCAGACTGCTGCGTGGTGGCCGAACCAGCGCCCGCGTTGAACGTGGCATACTGGCCAACCGGAGACGACGTGAAGGCGGAGTTAGTGCCAGTGATCTGGAACGAAGAACCGCTCGTCTGAACGACAAAGCGAGCATTCGGATCGTCGATCACAAACGCAATAACGTCGCCAGTCGCATCGGAACCCGGCCAATACTGAGACCAGACCGTCCGCTTCTGCGTCGTCGAAAGATACTGGCAGCCCCAGAAGATGCCGGCGGCAGGAACCGTCGCGGCAATCGTGCCAGGAACGCCAAGCGTAATATAACCCGTCGGCGTGCCAACTACCGGCATGACAACGTCGCCCTTATAGATGGGCGTAGAATTTCCCGCCGCGACGCGACGAGTGGAAACACGCCAGTTGATCGGGCCATTGCTGGTCGAAACTGGACGGAATCCGAAGGGAGCAAAGGTGTTTGTCAACACACCCTCCTGAATTCAGAGAGTGCCTAATCGCCAACAGCGCGTGGGAGATTTTAGCGGAGAAGATGAATGCCAATCCGGCGCGGATCGACTTTATAAAAGGAGGGACCAACCTTGCGGTCCCCACCTAATTCTTTTGTCTATTACTAGACAGAATTCCGTAGTCTGCGAATATTTAGCCTTTATTGACTTTCAAGTCAACAATTGCTTATTCGTCACCCGGAATATTAATCGGAGAGCGGCTTTTCGAGAAGCGCTGAACCTCGCGCTTGCCCAGATCGCCAGATCTCCCGTCGCGAAGCTGGGCTTCTTTAACCGCTACAGCTTCACGGGCAGCCCGGACCTCAGCAGCGCGGTCTTCTTCTGTCAGAACAGACGGGCGCTCCATAAGAACCAGACCCTCAACCTCAATCGTATCGCCCTTCCAACCTGCCGGCATCATGTCAGGATGGCGGCTCAACGGGACAGCTTCCCAGCCATTTCGAGCCAATTCAACGATATACGATGATTGCTCTTCATTCATAACCGTCCGGACTTTCCATTCATAAGTCCATCCTGCCGGAGCTTGGGGAGCCCAGAATTTGTCTCGAAGCGCACCGCCCTCCGGCAGGCTTTCACGGATTTCCCGCAAACGGGCTTCCGCACGCGCAAGAGAAGACGAAGTAGAGTCCAGTTTCGGCCTCGCCTTCGGTTCGCGAGATGCAGCACGGGCTTCAGAGGAACGGATATCCGGGATGTCGATGTTTTCAAAACCAGTCATTGTCCAAATCCTTAATTAAGTTTGCCTTCGCGGAGAAGCGCCTGTTTGTTTCGGGCATAAGCTTCCAGAGCTTTCTCACGCGGCAAATCAGGCTCAGCCAGCATGGCCATTTCAACTTCAGCAGGGCTCAGCGTAATAGAACCAGACGATCCGCTGGAACGCGGAGCCATCATGGAGCTTGACGAAGAAACCGGCGCTGAACTTATATTGGATTTAGACCTTCTGGGTTCGCTCTTGCTGTCTCTCCCGCCACCGGAATAACCAAGCTTGCTCTCAATGTAAGCAAAGTATTCCGGAGACTCTGCTTCAATTCCTTCAAGCTCTACCGCAGCAGTATGCGCCGCCGTGAGCTTATTAATGGAATTGGCCGCTTCAGGATGCGATCTTAGCCAGGCTGCGCTTTTGGGCGTTAGCCGGGAAGCATACATCTCAACAGGATCAGCCGGCTGTTGAGGCGCAAACCTGGGCATTTCGGGCTCAGATACCCTGCCTTCAGTAGTCTGTAGCCTTTCCTCAAGCGCTCGCTTGCCATTTTCGAGCTGAAGCAATCGAGCCTCGACTCTGGCCATCTCACGCTGTGCCTTGGCAGCCAGTGCGGTGTCGCCTGTAGCCACAGCATCCGCATAAACACGCTCTGCATTTGTCGCAACCTGCTCGTCGGCAGCGATAGCATTCAAAATAGTGCGGAGATTGCTGTCTTCTGCCTCTGCGCGGGCGCTGTGAGCCTGCCTTGCCTGCTGATAGGCATATTGTTCAGCCTGTTCACGGGCTCTACGCTCAATCTCAAGGCGCTTTTTCTGCTCTTCATACTGAGCGCGCATCTCATTAAGAGCAACTTCACGCTCATCAGGCTCGTTTTTAGCCTTTTTTTCGGATTTTGGCTCTTCAATCTCAACAACAACAGAGGGATCTTCGTCCAATTTGACGGTTTCACCCAAATTCTCATCAATATCTTCCATTTTTCAGCCCTCAGTAGATGGAATCAGGGTCAGCGACACGGGCGCGGATTGCGTGATCGGAGAAAATCCGGCAAGAAACCGTGTCTTCCTTGGAAATTCCTGTTTTCAGGGTATTCAGAGTGACTTCCCAGCCGTCCGAGCAGCGCGCTACGACCCAATCGCCCTCTTTAATGTCCCTGAAACGATTTCCCTCATCATCCAGATAGGCTGTCGGACCTAATTTAAGGACCAAAAAGCATTTTGATTGCCACCGATCCTCTGATCTGGTGGAATCCGCAAGAATAATACCCGATTTTGTCTTTTCTGGCCTGCGATATATGGCAACCAGAACGTCTGATCCAAATATCTCAATACCAGAAAGATCGCCTACCTTATCCAAAAGAGCTTCTTTTGGATCGCGATCATGCAACATCTGTAAAGCCGGCATGGCTTACTTCCTTTCAACGCCCAAAACTTCTTTTTGGACTTCTTTTGCGAATGCAAGAGCTTCTTGCATACCCTTCAGCCGACCAACCCTCATTTTATAATCAGGCCAATCAACTGCCTTTCCAGCGATTAATTCAGCAGCGAGCTTTTCTAATTCACTGGAAATTCTGTCTTCCAACTCCCGATAAAATCGCAGATCGAGATTCGTTTTAGCCTCCTCTTTTTTCCATCATATATTTGCAAATTTGAAAAGCCCTGCCTTTAGTTATCCCAAAGGCAGAGGCTATTTCTTTATAGGTCACGCCAGAAAGCCGCATTGCGAGGATCTTTTCATTCCTGTCAAACTTCGGCCTTCTGCCCATGATCAGTCTTCCTGCGCAAGGATCTTCTGACGACGGCCCTTACCGCTAACAGAACCATAATCCATTTTCGCGTAGCCTTCAGCCGTTCGACCCGGCTGCTTGACCGGAACGTCAGGATTGACTCGACCGCCCTTCTTGAAGCCGCGCGGAGCCATGCCCGTTCCCATTCCCATGCCACCGCTGCGAAGCGCATTGCCAAGAGCAATCAAATCCATCGGATTGACCTGCTGATTATCCATCTGCTGGCCATAACCCATGCCCATTGGCGGGACATTGCTAGCGAAACCCGGAGCCGAAGCGCCCATCATGCCGCCACCAATTTGTTTGCCAACGCGGCCACCAGACTGACGCATCATCGGAGCGCCACCCATCGGAGGCATTCCGCCCATAGGAGGCATACCACCACCCATCGGACCCATAGGCGGCATACCACCCATCGGCATCCCCATCGGAGGCATGGGCGGAGGCGGCGGAGGAGCAGGCGGCATAGCAGGAGCCGGCGGCATCGGCTGCGCGCCACCCTGACCGGGACCACCAATGTTAATCGTCAGATTAGTGGCTTTGCCGGCTTTCTTGCTCGTGGACTTTTCTTCAGTCAGACCACCACCGCCAAATTTCTTGACCCGATCAGTCGTCTTTGCGGCCTCCGTAAGAGCGCCCATGCGATCGCCGGATTTGGCCGATTTGGTGACTTTGTTCTCAGAAGTGTAGGACTTCGTCTTCGGAGCAACCGGACCACCGGAGCCACGCATGGCGCGACCGCCCTTCTTGAGACCTTCGGTCGACTGCTGCTTGTCATGCTTTTCGTCAAGCTTTGACTTTTCCCACTTCTCAAGCGACATGCCGTGCTTTTTGGCCAGCTTGCGGTCCTGGGCCAGATCTTTCTTGGAATGCTCCCATTCCATGTGGGAGACCTTGCCGCCCTTCTTGCGACCGGGAGCAGCCAGATCCTCAATCGAATAACGCTGCTTGCGATTGATGCTTTCGGCTTCCTCGCGCGTCGGACCCTCTTCCGGCATCTTGCGGGCGCGGATTTCCTTCAGACGCTCAGCCGATTTAAGCTGCTCCTCAATGGACGGGAGACCATCGGCAGCCTTCAGGCGCTTGCCCTTGCGGGAAACCTTATCCAGACGCTTGACAGCATCCTTGCCCTTAACGGAACCGCCAGCCTTGCGCATGATGCGGTCCATGGTCTTTTTGGACAGCGAAGGCTCTTCTTCAATGATGTCCATACCGGCCTGACGGTCAGTGTTCAACGCCTTTTCGCCAGCCCAGTTCTTCGCTTCTTTCTTTGCGCCATAGCTCGCAAGCTTCTTGCTGTGACCAGCTTTCGCTTCTGATTTATACGGATGTGCCATTGTTTTATTCCTGTTAAAAGTAAAAGGATAACCTAAGAGCGCCTTCGGATATCCGGTTATTTAGCCCTCTTCGCAATGCGGAGAGCATCATCAATAGAGCCACCATCAGCTTTGGCGGCTCGCATATTGTCAACAAGATTAGGATAAGGACGGCCAGCAGCCTTGGCCATGCGCTTGGCGCTTGCCTTTTCTTTTGATGTCAGCTTTTCGGGCTTACCGAGAGATTTAGGGCGCGGTTTGTTCCAGACTTCTCCGCCGGATTTGCGAGCCAGCATAAGAGCATCATCAATCGCACCGCCGTCCGCACAATTCCATTTGCGAAGCGACTTATTAATCCGGCTATCCGGATCATTAGCCGTTTCAGCACTGGTGAGCTTGGCCTTCATGCCCTTCATTCTCGCGCAGAAGCTATCCCTGCGAGAACCGCCTTCTGGCTGTGGGCGCTTAATGTCATGGCCTTGCGCACGAAGAGAAGCGCGGCCCTTTTCATTCAACCCGCCTTCAGGGTTCTTGCCCTCCTTGCGAGTCCATGCGCCGCCACCTGAAGCTCTGGCTAAACGGAGAGCGTCTTTAACAGCGCCGCCGTTTTTGAAGCTGTGATGAATGCCGTAAGGGTTTTGTGAGTGGAACATATCCCACGACCAGCCATGGTAGGGACTGACATGGCTACCATGATGACCGCCGTGACCAACAGTTGTGTGTCCAAATCCATGCGAGCCTGCATAAGAACCAAAATCGCCGCCGGGATGATAGCCGCTGGAATCAAGGTAACTAACGCCACCCGTTAGATGCGGGCCGCCATGACCGCCGGTATAGGTCGTGCCGTGGCCAGCAGTGTGAACGCCGCCAGTCACATGCGGAGTTCCTGTGTGTGTCCCACCGTGGATGCCGCCATGACCGGTGCCGACGCCGACATGCCCGGTTCCGCCACCGCCATGACCGCCGGTATAATCTCCGCCCGCTCCTGAAACATCGGCAGGTCCAGATATTCCGCCACCGCCTGGAACATATCCAGATCCGCCGCCCGGAATATAACCAGTCCCACTGCCACCGCCAGTTACGCCTGCGCCAGCTCCAGCAAGGGCCGGGTCAACATCTGCGCCACCATAGGATACACCAAATCTGGCCTGCTGGGCTTCAGCGGCCCTGTCCTTGGCTCCATAAAATTGATGATATGGTCCCTTTCCTCCAGGCGCTCCTCCTAAATCCGTGTGAAGAGGGAGCCTTTTTGCCCAGCCTGGATGGACATAATTTGCTTTATAATGCGTTGCACCTTGGGTTATATCAGGACGTTGACCAGACAAAACGCCCTTGATCATATCTATAATTGGTTGATATTCTTCTTTGTTAAAGTTTGGAATAGCTTTATTTACAATAGCATTGTAGCCTTCTTTAGCTAATTTGGACACTCCAATTTTCATTGCGGAAAAAGCCGAAGGAGCCAAAATTTGACTGGTAACGCTTTTGGGATCGTTTTCCTGACGATCAAACCAGCCTCGCCAAGGACTTTTCTTGCCTCCGCTATTCTCTGTCAAACCAACTGCGGCGCGGTTAGCTACAACATTAACAATGCCTTCTAATTGCTTTAAAGCTTGATCTTTTATCTCTTTCGGTGTGTTAGGATTTAAAATTTTATCAACCCAAATTCCACCTTCCTGTTGAAGAAGAGCGCCTACCTGCTGCTCAATAGGAAGACTTCGAATGAGTTCATCATTAGCTTTGCTATACTCATAAGCAGTTCGAAGCTGTTTGGGAGCGACGGTTACCGAACCTTCAGCGCTCGCTACCTGATACGGTTCAAAATTACTTGCCTGATATTGTTGAGATTCGGGAGAATTAAACATATTGGAGTGAAACTGATCAAATGTAACAGCTCCACTTTTTAATTGATCTAATGCTGAGTTTAGCTCTTGCCTGGATGGATCGCGCCCAGTCAATCCTTTATATTGATCCTGAATAAAGTTAGATATTTCAAAATCGCCAGCTTCTTCGCTATTTTGAATTATTTCATAAATTTGATCAGGCGTTGCTTGTCCTGACTGTAGAGCTTGAGTAAAATATTTTTTACCCTCTGCATCCGGCTCTCTACCCAAAAATTGTTTGTAAGTTTGATTAACAAAATTTTCTTTTGCTTCTGGCAAATCGAAAAGAGCATTAGCAACATCATCATATGATTGTTTGCCATCAATCATTTGACGAGTCCAAAAATTAAAACCTTCCCGATCTGGCTCACGACCTAAGATGGAATGATACAAATCCGCAACTAATCGTTCCGAATACTTTCTGTCTTGATCGGCAACACTATCATTAATGTTATACAGTCCAGGGAACTTGTAGCTTTGGTAAGACCTTCCTTCTTCGCTACCCGTAAACCCAGAAACCAAATCTCCTAATCCTAGACCACTTTTTACTTGCTGATTCCAGTAATCAAGTCCGCCCTGATCTGGAGATCTGCCTAGAGCAGCTTGATAAAGAGAGCTTACAGCCTTGCTCGGATCAGATTGATAAACATTTTTGAATTCAGGCGATTGCGCAAAATTATACAATATATCTGAAGGAGTAATATTTCCCTCTTCAAGCTGCTGTTTCCAATATTCAGCGCCGCCCACATCAGCCTCTCGGCCCATAATGTTTTGATATAGCGAGCTTATGTAATTGCTCGTTGGATCGCCGCCTGTAGCCATATTGGCGCGTCCACCGTTTCTTAAAGCATACACACCTCGACCATAAGCGCCCTTTCGATATTCCTCCGGGCTGACGTTATAAATCGGGTCATTCGGGTCGTGGCGCTCCTCGGACGGATGAGTATACATATTCTCCGGATCGGCCCAGGGATTGTAGCCTTTTTCCCGACCATACGCTCCGCGCTTTTCGCGCCAATTCTTTACATCTGCGCCATAGTTAGGACCATAGTCACCAGGCTCCAAAATTCCGTCTTTTATTCGCGAACCTGCCTCCGGATTGTAAAAAGTCTCCAGATCTTTGGGCATCGGTTTTTCTTTAGGCGCATCTTTCTTGCGGCCACGGGATGCACGATCAGCCGCCATCATCAAAGCATCGCGGATTTGCTTGTCACGGATATCTTTAATGTCCATCACTCAGTCTCGCTCTGCGATATTTGCTGGGCGGAAAGAGCTTCATCCATCGCGTGACGACGACGTTCTTCCTGTGCTTTTTCAATCTTCATAGCAGTATCAATGTCAGCGCGACGTTGATTCTCGCTAATTTTGTCCTTATGGACCAGCTCAGATTGAGCAAAGTCAATCATGGCAAGCTTTTCTTTGCTCTCACGGTCAGCAGCATGATTGGCCGCATCCGTCTGAGCCTGAATCGCTTTCGTATCGCTCTCTTTAAGCTTGGCTTTGGCAAGAGCAATCTTGGTCTGCTGGTCAACGGAAGAAATCTGGGTCTTGGCCTGAATATCCTGAAGCTTGGCCTGCGCCGCAATCATCTTGGCCTGAGCCTCAATCATCGGAGACGGATCAGCCTGCATCGGCGGCGGCGGCTGATTGTTCATAAGATCAGCAGCATCCTCAACGCCAATCATGGACAGAAACCGCTCCTCAACAGCCCGCATATTATAGAGCATCGGATTCGCAGCAGACGCCTGTTTCAGAGCAATCGCCTTCTGAATACGCAATGTCTGGCTGGAGGTATTGGGATCAGACTTCGGAACAATATCTTTGTTCTCCAAAGCCCGCTGAAGCAGCATAACATTTCTGTCAAAGCCGGGATTTTTGTTACTACGCCAAAGAGATTCAGGGTCTTTTTTGAATAGCTCTTTCAAAAGAGCAAATTCCTTGCACTGGGCCGAATGCATACGCTTATGGACGGCATTCATCACCCGTGTCGCCTGTTCAATCAGGGCAATCGTAGTGCCGACAGGCGCATCATTCCTGCCCTCGCCAACTGCCGTTTCCGCAGTTCCACCGAGGCGTTGGCTCGCCTGCTCAATCATCTGGATGATATTGACAAAGCCTCCCGTGACATCACGGTAAGGCATAGGCATAAAGGCATCCTTCAAAGGAACGCCATCAACATCTACCGGCGCAACTTGTCCCGGAGCCACCCTGATCGTAGTCGTTTGCTGCTTTCCGGATGATCGAGCCATAATGCCGCCCGGAAAGTTAGCCAACATACCATTGTCAAGAGCAATTCTCCAAGCCGCTGTAAGAGCGCGATCAGCGTTACCAAGAATATGCAACAAACCGAGGTTAACGCCGGGAAACGCCGGAACAAAGATATATTCGACAAAAACTTCTTTTCGAGTAAATGTCTCATCTTTTTCTTCCCACCAACGTCTAATTTCAAGTATTTGGCGAGAATCACGATCAATAGTGACGCGATAAGGAAGCGCAAGGCCAGTAAGCTCGCCGTCCTCCTTATGTTCGAATCCCTTGAGATCAATTTCGCAATAACATTCATAGATTTCTCGATCCATGTCTTCAGGATCGGTAACAGTTTTCGGCTGAAATCCGGAAATCTGTTCTAGCGCGGTGTCAACAGTATTAACCATCAATCCGGCAAGAAATGCGCCTCCAAGAGGAACATCACGCCATACGCCGGCAAGCTGCATTCGCTTCACATCGCTCGGCTTCATGCGGCAACGATGCGTGATGCGGCTGTTGGCTTCTAGGCTAACAGCGCCCTCAGACAGGATCAAATCCTTACGGTCAATCGTTTCGCTAACCGGGCGACGCTTGATCGGGTGAAAATAGACTTTCTTGTAAGCCTCTCCGCCCATGGCAAGGCTAAAAAACATACGGTCGCAATCCGGGTAATATTCCGGAGCGCCAGATGTCAGATAATGGTTCATGTCTTTTTCAAGCTGGCGCGCATCCTCGTCCATCATCTTGGACTGGTCGCCTTCATTGGAAACCTTCACAGGGCCATCGGCAGGCAGCATTTCGCCACGGGCATTTGCCTGAAATCGTAGGATAGCCTCCAGTAAAAGCGGATGCCTGACAACGGAAATGCTGTCTTCTCCGGGCTCCGCGCGAGGCTCCTCAAGCTTGATTCCAAGAAGATCAACGCCCTTCACAATATCCTGAAGACGCTGCTCCTGCCGGGAAATGTCATCCCGGATATGCTTCAAAAGCGTATCGACAATCCCGCTAAGCTCAGTATCATCCATGTGCTTGGCGAGATTTTCCGTATGCTCCTCAGAGTCGCCCGGAGGCTTGAACGGAATGCCGCCGAAATTGATGGATACCGAACCATCCGGCAAATCAATGGCTAAAGCCCCAATACCAGGCGCACCAATAGGAGCCTGAATATCAACAACTTCTTCGTCAGGAAGCTCTTCCTGCGGAGGCTGAACCTGCCGGAGGTTATACGGTATAGCCATGAGTTGTCCTGTAGATTAGTGCGGGCCGCCTACGCAATCGCAAATAGCAAGAGCAATAATTAATTCGTGCTGCTCAATTATCTTGCCGCGCAATTCAGAAAGCTCTGAAATTAACCCTGCAATTTCAATCGACAATGATTCAGGATCGCCAGCATTGCTTACGATTAAATCGCCAATTTCTTCAACACGCTTCTGAATTTCCCTCTGGCGCTCTTCGATCTGGAACAGGGTCATCATTGGCGCAACCCCAACCCATTTATAAATCAAAGGCAAAATGCGGGCTTTATATTTTTATATATGATTTTCAGATCATTGCAAACTGTTTTATTATTTGCCTCAATATCAAACAGTTACACAATTTTATCCGCCTCATAGTCAGAAACTGTGGCGTCCATTCTTGCAGTCTCAATCAAAGGCTTGCCGTAGGGATCCCTGGAATCCTGAGCGATATGTCAGACTTCCAGAAGGGCCAGTAATCCGGAATAAATATTTTAGTCATACTAACCTCCTAATATCCATTCCGGGAGAGAGCGTCAGCGCCACGAAAGCTTTTCTTGAATCTTATCTTATTGTTGTTAGAATGCAAATTGCCTCTGAAAAAAGAGTGTCAATATAGGAAACAGGCGATCCACAGAGTTTTTTGTGATTTTTCGGCCTTCCGTCAGATCGATTGAGTGGATTACTAACCCATCATCAAAGGATGACTCTGGTGGCACGCAATCTTGGGCTGACGCGTGAGGAGCTCGAGCAAACGCGTAAAGCGCTTGAGGTCAATGATAACAATATCCGTGCCGCAGCCACTGCTTTGGGAATATCTCGAAGAGCTATGCAGCACAGAGTTGCCAAGCTCAAGAAATTCACCCTCCCCAGGCTACCCAGCAAAAGCCGCGACATAGATCAGCTAATTGCAGACAAAATTGAAGAGAGCCGCAGAGCAAAGACAGCCGATGAAGCGCGCGATCTCATTCATATTCCTGTCCACATTGATGGCCCTTTTGGCCTCCTTGTTTTGGGCGATCCGCATGTGGACGATGCTGGATGCGATTTTGAGCTGCTCGCCGCGCACCGGGATATAGCGATCAGCCACCCATATGTTCTGGCCGCGTCTGTCGGTGACTATCAAAACGGCTGGATCGGCAGGCTTGGCGTCCTTTACGGTGAGCAACAGGTAACGGCCCGTGAGGCGTGGAAGCTGGTCGAATGGCTGGTTGAGCCGCTGCAATGGCTGTTTCTGGTGGCCGGAAATCATGACTTATGGCAAGGCCAGGGAGATCCGCTGGAATGGATCGCCGGCAAGCAGGGTTCGCTATACGAGCCGCATGGCGTCAGGATCGAGCTACAGCATCCGTGTGGCGCTAAAACCCGTATCCACGCTCGCCATGATTTTCCAGGCACATCTATCTATAGCCAGCTTCATGGGCCGCGTCGTGAGCTTCTGATGGGCTTCCGCGATCATCTGGTGATTTGTGGCCACAAACACACTGGCGCACAGGAAACCTTGGTCACGCCTGACGGGCTAGTGGCCCAGATCGTCCGGGTTTCTGGATACAAGGTCGCAGACAGCTATGCCAAGCAGCTAGGGCTAAAGAAGCATCCGATCTTTCCTGGCGCATTGGTGATCATTGATCCGCGTGAACCTGAAACATCTCCCAACCGGATCTGGACAGCCCCAACAGTTGAGCGTGGCGTTATATTTCTTGACGCACTACGGAGTGAATATGAACGATCAAAGAAAATCAAAAAGTGAAAGAATATTTCTCTACGTTCCACATGCGTGGTTTGAGAAAGCATTAGAGCTTGGCTGGGAAAATCCGCTAAACCTTGGGCCTCCCCACAATAATTATTCCATTCTCATGGAGTGGCGCAAGGACGGAGAGCCCATCATGCCATTCAGATGTCGGGAGAAGAAAAATGTCAGACGATGAAGACTATTCGGATGTTGATGTGCCTCCGTTTGATGAAGCCCCAATAGATCCTGTGGCAGCTAGAGCAGCCAGCTTTACAAAGCTTCTCGCGCTTGTCGATCATGTCAGGGACGATGAAGCCAAGAAGGAAGCCCTGCTAATGCTTCGAGCAATCAGATTAAGCTTCAAGACGATACCAGTGGGTGATCTTTCATCATTGCCAGGCGGAAAGACAAGCTGAAGCCATAGCAGCCTAATACCCGGCCCATCCCATGAGGGCCAGCAATCGTCCAGGCTTTTTCTTCGCCTCTGTCTTTGTAACGCACTTTTTGGGCTTCTGTTCCACCTTTGGCTTTGGCGCAGCAGGATTAGCCAGTTTCCGCTCCTGCTTCTTCTTCTCCCGATACTTACGCTCACGATTCAAGCGTTTCTCTTTGGATTCGGGAGACTCGTATTTGTCGGCACCACTCGCCCGACGCTTCTTTCGGTTAGCCTCCCATCTACTCTTTACCTGCGCCTCAAATTCAGGATCGGCAGCCATCCGCTCTTTTAGCCTGGCGTATCTTCTTTCGTGATTGGCTTTGGACCACTCTCTTTGATACTGCCTTTTCTTCTCAAGGCGGGCTTCAATTTGCTCATCGGTCAAGACAATCTTGCGAGTCATGGCAGTCTAGCAGCCCCAATATCCGCTGTGAGCGCGACGGTTCTTTGCCTTTTCCTTTAAGGCGATAATTCTATCAGCCTCCTCGCCGCCAGCCTCAACGATCTTTTTAATCCGATGATATCCATGCAAGATCGTCGTGTGATCCTTGCCTCCCATGCGACGGCCAATGTCAGGATAGCTCAGGCTTGTCGCTTCTTTGGCTACATAGAAAACAACATGCCTGGCATACGACATTTTGGGAGAACGCCTTGATCCCTTGATGTCATCGTAGGAGATGCCATACTCCGACTCTACCTCACGGATGATGCTGTCCAGATATCTGAACGGAGCCCATGGGAACTGGGCGTCCATTAACTCAGGAGGCGATTCGTTCCTTCCTCTCAAGCCACGCCAGTTTGAGCTTGTGATATAATATATCTTTGTTTTTTCCCGATTATTGTCCTGAGATTCCATTCTCCTGTCCCGAAGGATTTTGTTGATCTTTAAGGCAAGCGGAGAATTTGAGCGGTAATAGTACATGTTCATGGCTTACTCTCTTACGCTTGATGATATCAAAACAGACTCATCTGGCCGATAGCTTCGGCATATACCCTGGCGATCTCTTCCCGCTCCTTGCGCTTTTTCAGAAGTTCTTCCTTGGCCACAATGCGAGCCACGACTTCATCAAGAGCGCCAACGTCGAAGCCATTGGATTTGGCCTCCGATTTAACATCTGACAGGAACTCGGCGAGCTGGCGCTGTTCCATCTTTAGCTTAACCAGACGGTCAATGTAGCTTTGAAGTGTTTTATTATCCATTGCCCTTCTCTCCCTTCAGCGCGGCGCGGGCCTCATCTCGTCCCTGTGCAAGGCCTGCCATGTAGGCAACCGTCAAATCATCCTCGATATCTTTTAGCGCCTCTATCAGCCTTGCCTGCGCTTCAAGCGCGTCGGCAGCTCTTCGCTTGATGACAGCATCCTCCGGGTATTCGTCCTCAAGCCGCGCCTGCTCGCGCAACTCCTCGATAAGTTCGCTGTAGTCAGTCATCACTTCTCTCCATATGCGGGTTTGCGTATAAAATTTAGATATACGCGCTCGCGTATTCAGTCGTCTTCCTGATCCCACATTTTGTAGCGTCCGCTATTTCCCGTCCGATCGCCCATAAGCGCCAGCACGATCCGCACCAGACACATTCCAACGGTGTAGACGCCGATGGCTGTGAAAATATGGACGATCATCCTACGCCCCCACCAGTGCTTTGGAACAAATACCAAAGGCTTATGTAAATGCCGATAAACGCAATAATCGCAAAAATGGCTTTGAGCATGGCGTCACCCTTTTGTTCTGACAATATTGTGGACATTTGGGAGATGGCTTGTTCTTACAGGTAACTCTATTTCCTATACCACGAAGGCTAGGTGTCGTAAATAGGTTTGACCGGCTTTTTGTAGGTCGCTCTCTCGCCAATGTCGGCAAGGATATCTTCCTGACGATGCAGAAAGCCGCGCTTCCTGAGATAGTTCAGCGCCTGTGTAGTAGAGTCCACAGCGTCGTCATGCCTGCCCTTCGGGAACATCTCGCACTGGGTGATGACCTTATCAGCCCAGTCCCGATCCGGAGCCCAGACCTGGCCATTCGAGAATGTAGCCTGGGCGGCATAGGCTCTGGCGACCTTGTCCGCGCTGCCGGGATTGATCAACTGAACCGACCAGTTCGTCGTCCGGTTCAATCTCTTGATCTCATCCGCGACAGTCATGCCGTTGGCCTTCGCCTCGATCAGCAGAATGTCAACCTTGAACTGGTTGCACATATGCGTGACCCACTCGACCAGACCCCATGCAGCCCTCTGCCTGATCCTGAAGGCAGCCTCAGTCTCTCCGGGCTCCCGCAATACATTCGAGCCATGGACCTGCAAGCGCATCTCCTTTGCGTGCATCATCATGGCGCATGGAATCGTATCCCTGTCGTCAATCAGGTCGATGCGCTCTCCCTTGACGGAGAGAATGGATTTTGCCGCCGAGCCACCGCGCTGCCAGATTCCCCAGATCGTCAGATAGCTGGCGTCGTTCTCCTGCTTCTCGGTGTAGGCAGTGTCCAGAGAGGCGACGATGTAATCCATATCCGGATAGGTCATGCCGCTGTTCAGGCCCTGAGCTGCGGCTTCGTTGTCGTCGTAAAGCTGCCACCAGGATCGCTGGATGATGCCTCCTCCTCTCGGAGATGGGCGTTGCTGGAACTGGCCGGCAGTGGCGAACGGTCCCATAACCCTCTTGTCCCGTTCGACAACCTCACGCGGGAATCGATCCGGGAATAATAGCTCGCCCTCTTCCTCACGCGGATCTACGAAGCCTATGCTGGTCTCGCATCGCCGATCTTCTTCAAATTCCATCGGCAGGCAGAGATGCTCATAGCCAAGCTGCTTATCAATGATTACGCCAGATACATCGCCCTCATTGAGGCGCTGCATAATGACAACAATCGACGACGTTTCGGGATTGTTCAAGCGAGTCGGAACGGCCTCAAGAAACCATTCAATCGTAGAATTGCGCATGGCTTCAGATGCCGCGCCCTCGACCGAGTGCGGGTCGTCAATGATAACGATGTCGCCTCTGGAGCCAGTAATCGAGCCAGCAGCCACAGCCTCTCTGAAGCCTGTTGCCGTGTTCTCAAACTTGGTCTTGGCGTTCTGGTCGCCGGTAAGCCTAACCCGATCCCCCCAGCGCTCTTGATACCAGTCAGAGACGACAAGACGCCTCATGCGGGTGGAATCGCGGATGGCAAGGCTTTGGCTATGCGAGGCGCACAGAAAGCGGAGGTTGGGCTGATTCCTCGGTCCCCACAGCCATGCAGGCCAGAGGACCGAAACCAGCAGCGATTTCATATGACCCGGAGGAACGTTGATCAACAGGCGGTTGATGTCGTTATCCTCGACCGCCTCCAGATGCATGGCGATAGCGCCTATGTGCCAGCCATATATATATGGATTAGACGGCTCGATCACATGCCAAGCCTGGCGGATGAATTCAGTGAGCGAGCCCTCGCAGGCTCTCCGGCTCCTCCTCAAATTCAGGATCGCCTTCGCCTGAGCCACTTCCAAAAGCTGCGCCCGCGATAAATGCTTCAAGCTGCTCATCCGTCATACGATCAAAATGGTTTACAGTCGCTTCAATAGTCTGCTGAGGCTTGCCCCAACCTCTATCAAGTATGGAGTTGGCGGCCGAAGCGCGAGCGGCTGGAGGAGCCGCCTTGTCCTTCATGATCTCAACCAACGTAGTGATCGCGTCCTCACTGGCTTCTTTGGCAAGCTGCTTAACATCCGCAAGGATCTTGCGCCTTACAGAAGGAGCCTCAGAGACAGGCTTTCTGCCTTTAGGATTTCCAGACTGTCCGGGTTTGAAAACCATTTCACATAATTCCTGTGTGAATTGTAGATTGCATTGCTCAATGTATACGGTAGTTTCACATATTTAGCAATAACCACTCCGATCTTACTGGTCCTAGCTTGTCGTAAGCCTGCTGGTAAAGCTCGCAATACCATTTCCTGATTTGGATGGCCAGCTCAGGGTTCGAGGTCAGATGTGGTGGTTTTAGGCGCATGATGCAATCGTAGGTTTCCGTAAGCATCTTGGGCCAGTTGGTTTTATCGCCGTTAGGCAATGACCCGCATCCACCGGCAAGAATGTTGGTAAGATTGGAAAGCCCAAGTTCCTCAATCCTCGCCTTTTCTGCATCTCCGGCAAGCAAATCGGTCTCGTGGTAACTGACGATATTAACTTGAACCTCTAACCCATCTGCCAGTATTTCCAGTATCTTATCTGTTTTAGCCTTGTTCTGGTATTTCCCAGATTTTGACTGTGAAATATGCTCCCATGCTCGCTTATTCCTACCTTTGCCAACATAGAAAACGTCACCTGATCTTGGGTCGATCAGCTCATATATGTATGGCATTGTGGGAATGATTCGCATGGCTGTTTTATCAAACAATTCCCTGCTCGATCTTTGTCTTTATCTCTTTATTGCATTTTCCCTCTTCTTCAAGGGTGTCTTTGAGAATGCCTGAATATAGCTCAAGGTGTTCTGAAATTCTCTCTACCTTTATTACTAAACGCTCGAATAGTTCGACCATACGGGTTTCGTTGGTTTGTGTGGGCATAGG